GTCAGTCCACGAAAGCCAAGGATTCACGATGAACTCGATTGAAAACCGTTTTTTCATCTCCGACATTGCTGTTTGCGATGCTGCAACCTGAGAAGGCGTAGCGATTGCTTGCATTGCTACCCAGTTAAAACTCGGCGGGACCATGACAATAAATCCCTTCGCTCCTGAGTTTTTGGGTTTTCCGTGATCGTCCTTTAAGGAAATTATCTGCTGAATTCCCTGACCCGCGGCAAGCTGCATCTCTTCTACCGATGGATTTGTGGTAATTCCGTGATTTGTTGATGGTAAAGCGGAGATATCAACTGATATCTTGTTGCTTTGGTTTCCACTGTCGCCCTCATTGTGCGCCGTATCAAAAAAGTAAGCGCCGTCATAACATGCGTATGACTCACCATTGACCATGAGTGTTGATAATATGTCGGCTGGATGTTCTTGCGCACGTTTAACCTCATCACCAACAAGAGCACGAATTACACCGAGTTTATCGCGTCGCAAGTCACGCTTTTGAATAACTAGGGTTGTTTCAAAATGCTTGTTGACAACGGTGATACCGTTTTCCTTGAATCCTCTCGCATTTCTACCACCTACCCACTCACGAAGAGGAGGCGCAGAAGTAATAAAAGGATATGTCTCTGAAGCCTGGTCACTCTCAAATACATTGGCAACCATCCCGATAAAGTCGGTAGGAGATTCAACGGCAAAAGCCGATTTATAAAACCCTTTGACCGCATTGCTGGTAATTAAATCCATGTTTCCCGTCCTTCTGTCATCTTGACAGTAGCTTTTCACCCTGACATCTCATGTCAACTGCCAGGGTGATTTTAAAATATTATTCGCTGGCCCATGTGCCTTTGAGTTGATTAACGACATACCCATCAGCGTGACCGGCTGTCAGGGTAACAAAATCACCACGCTTGGCGGTTGCCTTTGTGTTGATAAGGTCTTTGTTATCGGTCCCTGCCAAGTCCGGCCCCATGATCTTGTCAGATGCGTTCGGATCGGCGCTGATTTGAACCGTTCCAAATGGCCCCATACAAACCAGAGTAACCGATGCAAGAGCCGTAGCAGTCGCGGGCAACGTGATAACAGAATCAACAGTCACAAAAAAAATCTTTCCGGTATCCTGTGCGTCAAGGGTCTTGGTTGCCGCCGAAAGAGTTTCTTTTAATTTCCCGGCATACGGATCAGAAAAATTCACAGCATCAAAATCCACCTCGGCAACGCCAGATGAAACCCATCGGCGTATAAAACCGATAAACACGCCACCAGTCGGCAACATGGCGAAGGCGTTGTCATCGGTTGCATAAACAGGCTGGCCGACATCGGTAATAACCACACCGGCAACAGTCAGTTTGACGCAACCCTTGCGATAAAACCGGCAATTGATAGCAGCGGCGGCACCGGCTGAGTTGTCTGCTTTCTCGGCTGCGAAACCGGCGAACTTGTCGGCGGCATTCAGCGGGCGAGCGTGGCCTGATGCTGCCACTAAACCAACTGCGGCCCCTTCATAAATAATGTCACTGGCGATTACAGGAATTTCATTGATATCGCCACCCACGAGCACTCGCGGGGTATTGGTTGCTAAAGTCGTCATTATCGTTTTCCTCCCTTAAATTGCACAAAATCTAAAGGCGTTTCAAATGCCTTGAAATTTTCAAAATCAATGAACTCGCCTTTTTCTTCGGCGGTCATTTTGGCCCATTTTGCCGCGACAGGATCAGCGGCGGCGGCATTGTCGGTTGCCGGCTGATTAAGTGCTGCCGGAGCTGACTGCTGAAAGTTTTCCAGTGCCGTTTTCCTGGTAAGTTTCTCGGCGGCGATAACTTTGACGGCGGCTTCCGGCCCGGTGGTCTTGCCATCGAAAGCCAATTCCTCGATCAAAGCCTCATGGCCTGGTACGAGTTGCATTCTTACCGATTGGATTCTGCCGCGCTCGGCTTCTGCACCTTCGTTTCTGGCTTGCGCCAATTTTGCTTCCTGGTCTGCGGTGGCTTCTTTGGCAAGGGCCGCCACAAGGTCAGGAAACTCGGTTTTCAATTGTTCGAGATTCATTTTTCTCACCTTTGTTTCGATAGTGGGCGTTATTGCCCTATTTGCCGCCGTGCCATCGGCGTTTTCTCTCTCAAATACTGTCACACGGGTATTGCTGTCTGCTCCAAGAGGAACAAATGACGTTTCAAAAACCTCTGATTCAAGCCAAACTTCAGCCGGTCCCGTTACTTCCTGACCGTTGACTTCCATCGATGCGTTTTCGCGCAAATCAACAACTATTCTCGGTTTTACTCCAATGCTCGCTTGCCAAGGGAAACCCTCTGCGGCAAGGGCTTTTACTTCCTGTGCGGCTTTTGTTGCGCTGGAAAACACCCCAGAAACGGAAAAAGAGCCGTCTTTGCTCGATTTCGTGGAATAACCGACGATTTCCGACATATTATGGTCGCGGAAAATCGGCATTTGCTGTGCTGCCTGGATACCATCGACGGCCACAACCAGCTTCCCCCAATATCGATCAACAACTGCCCCGGTATATGCTTCGATCTCGAACCCGGTCAAATCCTTTGTCTCTTTGTCATCTCTGAGGAAATTAACCGCCGAATCAAAGGAAAGTTTCTGGCATTTCGCGTCTTTTATATCGATTTTATCCATTATGGTTTCTCCACCTGTTCAACACTCGGCACCAGTTGCAGGTCTGTAGGCATCATGCTATCAGCAATTCGCTGGGTAATTTCCTTCTTGCGGCCCTGGTACACTTGATCGCGGTCTCGGCCTGTTAATGCTGTTACCTCAATGGCCTCGTTACTCAATCCGCCGTTTATCCTCTTGATTGCTGCCTCTGCCGCCTTGCCCTCGTCGATATGGCCGGGAGCATCGCCAACCCATTCAGCCCGCGACCATGCCGACTTCAAAAGAGGATCGCTTGACAGATACCCCGGAGCTACGATTCGCCCACTCGCTACGCCCTCGGTGAGAAAGAGTTCGTAAACAGGCTGACAAAAGTTATCGGCCATCCACTTACGGCGGCCATGGAAATAACGCCATGCCTCAAGGAGTGCGGCCCTTGCTGCTGAGTATGACGATTGAAAGCGTTTCGTGAGCACCTCGAAAGGAAGCTCAAGCCGCGCCCCGATCTCGGTTGTAACGGCATTGACAAACCCTTCAAAGGCGGTGTTTGGCCTGCCAGGATTGGCGGTGATTACATCCTCACCCTCGGCAAGGTCAAGAATCAGACCGTTTCCAAGTTTGAAGTCTTTGTCGGTGCTTTTTCCGCCAGTTTCGTCTGATATGTCATTGATTGCCAGCCCAGACCCTTCAGGAGTCTTGATAAATACCGTGAAAAGGCTGGCGACAACTGCGGCCATCAATTCAGCGTCTTGGTATCGTCCCAACTGTTTCAACGACTCAATAACCGGTGCAAGGTCCGGCAATCCTCGATATTGGCCTATTCTTGTCTTGTGATAAAGCAACCATGCGTTGCGACGACCGTCTTTCCCCCAAGCTCCAACGGTATCCCATTCGAGTTTTCTGTTTATCAAACTGCCAGGGTGCGACCGCTGCACGGTGTATCCGGTCGGCACTCCATTTTTTCGCACAACCCCGCCTGCAAGTTCCTCACTGTCGGCGGCGTTGTCTCTATTCGTCACCCGGTCGGCCTCGATAAGCTGGAGCTTCAATCCGTAGGCGTCGCCGGTATCTTTGCGGTATGGGGTAAGTATAAGAGTGTCGCCGGAAACCAGCACAGACCTGAAAGCCAGGTCTTGCAATGCGGCAAAGTTCAGAGTGCGCTCAACGTCGCAAGACTGGCAAAACAGGGCAAACTCTGCCTCTGTTCTATCCTCCCATTCGTCGGCGGCATCGTCTGAAAGTCCAAGGGTTTTTCTGTCTGGTCTAGCTTGCAGTTTTAAACCTGTTCCAACAACCGCCGTTACCTTTGTCGATATCGCGGCCCCTGCAATGGTGTTATTGCGTTCGAGGTCGCGTGATCTTTCTCTCAGTTCCTGGAGAGGTCCGAGAATATCAACGTCAGCGTCACCGGATGAAACATTCCACCCGGCAACCGACCGGCGCGACCGGCTGGCCCCACTGTAGCTTTCGGCCATAGCAAAGGCGCAGCGGGTCCGGTAACTTTTCGCGGCTCGCTCAGGAGAGAAAAAGGCAAGAGCACGCTCGAATTTTGTAGGCTGTGGGAGTGATAGGCGTTTGCTTGGTATTTCTCTCATGCTATCACCACGAAGGAGTTACGCCACGGGTTCGAATACCGCCGCCCCGGTTTTCTCGGTCTACCAGTGCGCGAAGTTGCTTTTCCCTGGTGTAAAGTGTCGGCAAATCAGCGCGGGTGAGAGATCGACCGCCAATAGAGTAAGCCTGTCCACCGCTTTCAATCTTGTCGATTGCTGCCTGAACAGATTCAAGTTGCTCGGTGTATGTTTTTATCGCCATGGCCACCAAATAAAAAAGCCCCTGAGCGTACCAATCCGGCACACCCAGGGGCTTCAGTTCATTGCTTTCGCAATCGTCGGCTATCCTGTATAAGTTATACTATTACACTTTTGAAATTGAATTGCAATAGTGTAATTCGTTTTTCAACACAATATTTTTCCAATTTACCCAATAAGCCAGATAATACCAAAAACACTGGCGACGATAAAAAACAGTTCACACCAACTTGAATTTGCCATAAATTACCCCCTCACCCCTCTTTTTTTTGTTCCTATCCGCACAACCTCACGACGATTTATATGCACATCACCAACAGCACCCTGATTTGCATTGAGAGAAAAGGAAACCTCCCCGGTCCAATTCTCGGCCCGTATTGTTGCCATTTTCACCGCAACGATTGACAAGGCGTCAACCTGATCAGGCGCAAAGTTGCCGAGCAGTTTCATTAAATCAGTTAATTCCACTATGGCGGACACTCCTTTCTTGCCTTGCACCTGCTGCCGGCTGCTCCTTGCCTATTGCGATAATGTCGGCTATTGCATCAAGCCTTGCCTTTACCTTCGGCATGTTCGGATTAAGCCTTGCGAGTGCGCCAATGGCATAAGACCTACAGTCGAGAGGCTCGTTACCGATATGCCCTTGCTTCTTTACCCACTCGTAACCGACAAGACGCCCGGCCTTTTTTTTCTCCCGCTTCATTTCATTGGTCAGCATCTGGAAATAATCAGCCGTGTAATGAATAGGGAAATGGCAATACCCCGGACCCGGCTTGGAAAACTTCTTCAACCTGCCGAAAATCAATTCCTTTGCCTCGTCAACATTCATGGTATGCAGGATCACCCGACCGCTTTTCTTGTCGCCCTGCCATGTTCCGGCATTCATCAGCGTCCCGGTATTCACGCCCTTCGTTGCGTAAATGTTGCGGCCTCTTCTCCCAGAGGTGAAAGCGTAAGTCCTGCTTGTCAGATATCCAGAGTCAACAAATGCGCCACTTACAGCCATTTTCACCCCATCTTCGCGGGTAAATCTTCTCAAAAGTTCCTCGTCTAGGTGGTCCCAGACTGCTTGTTGCTCAGGATCGCCAGGTATAACCACATAATCAATTGACCACGTTTCCCCCTCGATACCGTGAGCGACGATCTCAAGCTCAATCCTCGGATTTTTCCCGCCCTGAACGTCGGCCCCGGCTGTAATAACCAGGCAACCAACCGGCAATGCGTCTGCGTTGTAATCCTCAAGGCGCTCGGAAACCAAGGCAGATTCAACCGACTCGCCCTTCTCTTCCCAGGTTTCCCCCAGAATGGTATTTACAACGGTCTTGAGCGCCGTTTTGTCGCCTTTCTTCGACAGTGCAACAGCATCATTCCACTTGTAAGCTATCCAAGACCACGGCTTGCTGTAGCTGTATGCCGCCCAAATCTTTGCACCTATTTGTTTCGGTCGTTCAATAACAGCATCTTCTGGTGAAAAGAACAGGTCTTTCACCTCATCGTAGTAATGGCCGTCGATTGTTTGCCATCTGCCGGCTGCGTCCATGTCTGGGTATGACGAATAATCGACAAGGCAACCATGGACACATGTGTATTGTCCAGACTCTTTACCTTTTGTCCTCAGGTTGGCGAACTCAAGGCGCTGCATGGTGCCGCACTGAGGGCAAGGCACATATCGATAGAAAACCATCTGACTTGATTCAACTGCCGCCTCAATGAGAGAAACTCCCTTCGTCTTTGGGGTGCTTCCTCTTATCGATTTCGGAAAAGAGCTTGTTTGCAGGCGCATGTCACCCAGGCCAAACGGCGAACCCTCATTATCTATGTCGGTGTCGAAACCGTCTGTCTCGTCGTAGATCGCAATATCTTTCGTCATGCGGCGATAGTTCCGAGCCGACTTGCCTCCCTTGATATCAAGCGTTGCCCCGATAAACTGCTTTTTCTCCATCGTGTTGAATTTTGATTTTGAGCCGACAGGACACTTTAACAGGTTTCCAATGACAGGCACATCACGGAGCATGGTGTCGACTTCATCGGAAACAAAGTCGTGAGCGTCACCGTCTGTCGGTTGCCATACTGCGACATTCCGCCTTTTCTGCTCGATACCATACCCAACAGCAATCAATAAGCACTTGGTATATCCTACCCTGGCCGACTTGATCAGGTTTATCTCTTCAATATCGTCGTCGGTCATCCAGTTGATAAGCGCGACCTGATACGGGTAATTTATCCACTTGCCTTCAATGCCGCTTGATTCTGGCGACAGGTAAAAGAACTTGTCTGCCCACTCCGCCCCGGTGAGAGGCTCGCGGATTTTGAACAGTTGCAACCCTGCTGATATGGCTGGCTGGATATTTATCGTCAAGCAACTTCCTCAAGTGAAATTGTCACATCTGCAACGGCATTCCTTGCCCTGGCGATTGCCTTTTTTACAGTCTGAATATCATGGCCTGAAAGTTTCGGGTTAAGGCGTTTCATTTCCAGCGGGATAGAATCGAGAATTGGTACAACCTGATCCGCAACCTTTTTAAGCGCATCGGTCAGGACAGAAACAGGCGCAACAAGTTTTTCCTCAACATCATTTTCCCGCTTCTTCTCCCGCCATTTTTCCTTTTCAAGTTCGGCGGAATAATCTTTTTCTCCGCCAGTGTTTTCTGGCCCGCATTCTTTCTGCTCCCTGGTTTGCCCAGAAGCCACACCCCGGAGATAACGGATATATGCAAACCGGCAAGCATCAATATCATAACCTCCAGCCTTAGATGGAGGGAAAACCCCCACCTTTATGAGCCGCCGAAGGTGTCTGTCTGAAATGTCTAGGTGGCCTGATATCTCTGTCTGTGTCGCCATTATGTCAGGACGTGGACGTGGTGAATTACAATTTTGTAATTAGAAATATTTTGAGGTCTGAATATACCCTCGGCATAAAGCGATGGAAGTACCTTTTGTTTCTGGGGAAATGTCTTTTTACCTTGCACTTGCAACCGCCTCGGCAATCCGCTTGCGAAGATGCCCCTCAAACCTTTGTTGCACCACACGGCTTGCAACAGTGTCGAAGTCAAGCAAAGGGGCATAGCTCGCTTGATCATGCCATGAAGCAATCAACCTTATCTTGCCTTTGCCACCCTTGCCCATGCGTTCGTATAGCCCAGGAGTGCCGAACTTGCCAACCTTCGGCACACCTGAGAAATACTTTTGCTTGTTGCTATATCGCTTTGATATCGCCTTGTTTGCTATGTTTCCATACTGGTTAATGATACTCTTGTTCCTGCCGATTGGTATTGCCTTTGCCTTTGGTGATCGTGTTCCGCCCTCTACCTGCCACTTGAGATACTCAGCCTGTATCTCCCTGGCATAA